TCATTATCATTATCATTATCATCGGGTTCAATTGTAAATTGCTGGGCTTGATGTTTAGCTTTTCTTCTCAGATAATAAATTCCAGTCTTAAGACCTTTTTTCCAAGAATAAAAATGCATTGAGGTTAATGAGTTATAAGTAGGGTCCTCCATCCAGAGATTTAAACTTTGGCTTTGACAGATAAACGCACCTCTGTCAGCGGACATGTCGATTAAATGTTTCATTGGTATTTCCCAAACAGTTTTATACTTATTTCTAATGTGTTCTGACAAATTGGTTAATTGTTGAATTGAACCATTGTTAGCAATAATATTATTTTTAATTTTTTCGTTCCAAGAACCTAATTCTATAAGTTCTTTCATTAAATATTTATTTACAACAACAAATTCTCCAGCAAGAGTTCTTCTTGAATACAAATTGCTTGTAAATGGTTCAAAACACTCATTATATCCAAGAATTTGTGATGTTGAAGCGGTTGGCATAGGTGCGGTTAAAAGTGAATTTCGCAATCCATATTTAATAATAGATTCTTTGAGTGAATTCCAATCATAACGGTCTGATGGAGCAGTATTCCACATATCAAATTGTAAAACACCCTTAGAAGCGGGTGACCCTGCGAATGAACTATATGTTCCTGATAAAATTAAATTGTATTTATCTGCGTTCTCGTTGTCTATGTGATTACTATAAGCAATTGACCATACGTGGTCTCTATCACTTTTATCATCAATCCTAAAGAAATTGCTTGTTTTTAAAATTCCAATGCTTTTATGTTTTCTGCATAACTCTTCAATAACAGTTTGTCGTTCAATTGCGTTTTGATTTGATTTTTCTAATGCTCCGTGATAAATAGTTTCAAAAATTAATTTATTGATATTTTTTGCTTGTTCAGAATGAAACGGAATATCCATAAGAATAAATGTGTCGGCAAGACCCTGAACACCAATGCCAATCGGTCTATGTTTAAAGTTGCTGAGTTTTGTTTTTTCGGTAGGATAAAAATTAATATCTATAACTCGATCTAAATTATTAGTTACAACCTTTGCTACTTCGTGAAGTTTATCATAATCAAATTCTTTTGTATCCTTATTAACAAATGCTGGCAAAGCAATAGATGCGAGATTACAAACTGCGGTTTCCTTGTCATCCGAATATTCTATAATTTCACAACATAAATTAGAGCTTTTAATGGTTCCAAGATTTTGTTGATTTGACTTGGAGTTTGAAGCATCTTTATAAAGAATGTATGGCGTTCCTGTTTCCATTTGAGAATCTAAAATTTTAAACCACAAATCACGAGCATTTACAGTGTTTCTGGCCTTACCTTCTATTTCATAACCTTCATATAGTTTTTTAAATTTGTCACCATATACATCACTTAACCCTGGACATTCACGAGGACAAAATAATGACCATTTAGCATTTTCTTTTACACGTTCCATAAAAAGGTCAGAAATCCATAAAGCATAAAAAAGGTCACGAGCCTTCAATTCTTCGTCGCCGTGATTCTTTTTCAATTCTAAAAAATCTTCAACATCTGCGTGCCAAGGTTCTAGATAAATGGCAAATGAACCGTTTCTCTTATTTCCACCTTGGTCAACATATCTGGCTGTGTTATTAAAAACACGTAGCATTGGAACAATGCCATTTGAGGTGCCATTTGTTCCTTGTATGTGACTACCCTTAGCCCGAACATTATGTATATGAAGGCCAACACCTCCTGCCCACTTAGAAATATTCGCACAATCTTTAAGTGTATTATAAATACCATCAATACTATCATCTTCCATTCCTATTAAATAACAAGAACTCATTTGTGGTCTTGGCGTTCCAGCATTAAAAAGTGTAGGTGTTGCGTGTGTAAAGAACTTATTAGACATTAAATCATAGGTTTCCTTGACTAGTCTTAAGGTCTCGTCTTGGTCAGCATTTTTTAGTTCCCCGTGTATTCCGATTGCTACACGCATCCACATATGTTGTGGTCTCTCTACAACAATATTGTTAATCTTGAAAAGATACGCTCTTTCTAGAGTTTTAAAGCCAAAATAGTCAATTAAATAATCTCTATCATTGTCAATTGTTCTATCTAATTCTTCAGAATAACAATGAATAAAATTCCACACTTTTTGAGAAATAAGTGGTTTGTGTTCACCTTTAGAATTTTTAAACTCATATAATGACTTCATTACATTTGAGAATTTTGAGTCGGTATTTTTCTGATGATTAGAAATAATAATACGGGATGACAGTGTTCCATAATCATTATGAATAGTTGTTTGTGACGCACATTGTTCAGCAGTGAGTTCATCAATTTTTCCTGTAGGAATTTTATCATATAGTTGGTCAATAACTTTCATAACAAGGGATGAATAATTAATGTGAATGTTTGCTTCTTTGCCTATTTTTTTTATTCTATTTAAAATTTTATCAAAGAAAACATCCTGTAAACTACCATCACGTTTAGTTACACGCATTTCATAAGCATTTTCCATTGTTATATAATTTATTATTTTAGTTTTAAACTGATTTTACAAAGAATTTAATATATATAATTTATATATATGAAACAATATGCTTTTTTATTTATTATTTTAGTATTATCTATAAGTTTACCATTTTTTTTTAATTTGAATAACTACATAGAAGGTTACACAAATTATTCTTTAGCTAAAGCAATTGGGGATTTTCCAGAGGCACAAACCAATGTTTTAGTTCAAGATACTTACACCGCCATTGGAAAGAACCAGATATCAAATATGACTGCTGCTGATATGTGGTGGCGCTATCCAACATTTAAATTAGGTTCATATGACCAAATAACAAATAACATAAGATATTCAAATAATCCTGATATAGGGAAATGCACTCCTGCGTCAATGTGCGACGCTTTATATAATGAAAAAAAAATAGGTTCTAATTATATTGAACAATTGCCCCCGGTAAAAATCGGAACAGGAACACGTGTAGGATATTTTGCGACTGACGATAACTTATTACCATTTAGAACAGATACAACAAATGTATTGTATTAATTCGATTATTTTATTGTGATTATTCTAATTTGATTATTTTATTAAAATTAAGTAAACAACCAGTATTTTTTTCAACAAAAGGTTTATTTTTTTCCTTTTTTTGACTTTTCGCCGGAGCTCTATGCTCAAAACCTGTAACACGTTCAGTTTCAACTGTTTTCCAAACATTTTCTAATTGGTTAATGCTGTTTTTAAACCACTCTTTATTTCTTAATACAAGAACACAGCTTAATTTTTCAAGTTTCCAATAAATAAATTTTAAAAAAGTATAATTAAATGGTTCTTTTTGATATTTTTCTATATTTTCTTCTTCCCATTTACAAATATCTTCAGTTGTATATAAATTTAATGGTTGATATAAATAAAACGGTGCTTGTTCTTTTGTATGAAAATGTATAATTGTTCCTTTACAAGAATTATTCGCACTTTTAATATAATTTTTAGTTTCATTCCCAGATAAGTCAATTTCAATTGCTGAATCGTTGCGGAAACTATCAAAATCAGGATATTCAATAAATTTAGTCTCTAAAAAATCGCATTCATCAAGGTCACAAACCTCCATTTGAAGTTGCATCTGAACCCAATACTCTTTTTTAGGTATTCCTGTAATTTCTCTACTTACAGGATTTTTAATTTCAAGCATTCTTCCATAACGCCCCGACGATGACTCAATTATAATTCCATCTGGAGACGCGCCTAAGAATTTGTAAGTTGAATGTTGAATGCAACCGAAATCTTCTACTTTTGAATTATACATATCTTCGTAAATCATAACAGAAAGCGGTTCATATTTTTGTCCCCAATGCATGGGTGTATTAGTATTTACCATTTTGGGTACATCTTCGTTCATTTCGTCAAATGTTTTTAGAGGTTGGCATTTTTCATATATTAATTGATTTATACATGATTGTGTTTGAAATGCTTTCCAAGCGTTACTCGCAGTAATTAAATTCCAACGGAATTGATACCATTCTGGGGTTCTTTGAACTGGTTGTGGCACGTCTCTTAAACCCTGTATTATTTTTTTATATTCATCTATTTTATTTTCGTCTATTTTATTTTGAACAATGGTTGTTGATTCTGTTTCCGTGGATCTTTCAGTGTGAAATGTTGTAATGAAAATGTTAAACGCATCTTCTAAAATGTCATTCATATCATCTTCAATGTCATCGCCATCGTCTAAATTATCAATGTGTTCTTCCATTTGAACGTAAAAAATATCTTTTATATCTTCTAACAAAATTTCTTTAAAATTTGGCTCTGTAATAGATGACGGATTTTCTTTCATATAATCATCCATTAAATACAACGCAGATTCAACAATTTCTACAGCGTATTCTTCTGTAAATATAGACGGTTCATCCTGAAACAATATTTTGTCTGTTATATCTTCCAGTTCTTCTAAATCATTAAACCTTGTGATTTCAAACATATTATTATATTATATACTTTAAATGTTTTTAATATAGTTATTTAGTCATTTAACGGAAATAATTATTTTTCGTTAGATTCTAACTCATCAATAGTTTTTGGTTTCGTAATATCCTTGCGTTTTATACTTTCATTTATCTTTTTAGGTGCCAACGATTTTAATGTTGATACACGTTTGTCCATATTTTTTAATGTAAAATGTTTCGTAGATTTAATATATGTTAATGATGGTATTTCTTTGATATTTCCATTAACTTTATCATAAACGACGTCTTTTACGCGACATAATTTCTTTTTGTCGAGACTATCTTTAAAAAATGCCATTAGCTGTTTCACTTCATTCTCATCGAGTTTTTTATCTTTTTTGTAAACTTCAACAAACTCTAATAATTTCTTCATTTTAATTGTTTTATTTAGTTTACACCATGGTTCGTTGCTGTTGTGCATTTGTTCATCATTTAAGAATTTTTCAAGATTTGAAATATCATTTGAAGATTTTGTTTCTTTTAATGGCGCACCATTCAATAACATTGTTTTGTATTTAATATTCTTTAACTCTTGACACTCGTCATTGTTATCTTTCTCTATATTTGCTTCTTCCATTTTCTATATATTAATATATAGAGTTAAGTTTAACTTATTTTATAAAATATATATTATTGTCAATCATTTATATCAGTTTAATAATTTATTATATTATATAAATAATTAACATACATGGACGGATTATCAAAAAAAATAAGCATAACCGGAACATCTAATAAGTATCATATGAAAAAATTAACAAATAAATATTCTGGGAATGAGATAAAAAAACGTGTTAAAACAGAAAAATGGACTTTTTCGGAAGAACATTATAAATATGAAAATCAACTCCTTATGATTACTGACATTTCAAACAACAATTTAAATTGTACAAATGATGTCTCCAAAATAGCCATTCAAGAAATTAACACAAAAATATATAGTTATAAACAACAAGATATAATAAAAAAACGCTATGACGAAAATAAATTCTTAACATTTGACTCTATTATTAATAAAATGATTAATTGTATGTTAAAATGTCGTTATTGTAAAAAAGAAATTAATGTTTTATATGATATATCGAGAGAAATGACACAATGGTCCGTTGACCGGATTAATAACGATTTAGGTCACAACATAGACAATTACCATTTAGCATGTTTAGAATGCAACTTAAAGAGGAGAAGAAGAAGTGATGAAAACTTTTTATTTACAAAACAATTACACATTATAAAACAAGATAATTAAGTTTATTAATAATATTTAATACCTATTTAAATATTATTAAAATGGAGTGGAAATGGACAAAAGGAGAACCATATGAAAGATCACGCAGACAAAAACACGTAGAAGAATATGAAAATAAAAAGTTTAGCGAAGAAATGGAAACATCCGCATATTCTAGTTCGCTAAATCACGATGAAAACACGTGGGACATTTTAAATCAAACGGCTTCTGGTTCTGGGTTTAAAGTATCTAATAAGAGAGAAGAACTCGACACCAAAATATCAGATAGAGAATTGGTTCAACAAATTGGTTTCAACCCATTTTTAGGAGATACTAATTATGTCAACGATATTGGAATTAGAGACCAATTCTTAAAACCAGTCAACACAACACAAGGTTCAACAAAAGCATCTCAAAGCGAATATAATTAAGCTAATGTTTTAGAACACATTGTATATAACAACCGATTCACAAAATAAGCAATAAACACGTTAAACAATACCAAAATTCCACTAGAAAGATTTTTTAAACTTAAATTTTTAAAATTCTTAATTATGAATATCACTTCAGTTACAAGAGTAAAAATGAGCACCGCAAAAAATAACATACTTAAAAATAAAAAATACACACACGCATCTTTATTTAAAGGACCAAAATAACTTGACATAAAATCAGACATTATATTATATATTAAGTAAAAAATTAAATACAAAAATTAAATACAAGTATTAATATATCAAAATCAAAATTTTATTTTCTTAATAAACAACTTAAACGAATTTATACGTTTTTAACTAATGAGTTCAAATTCAAATTATACAACACAGAATGAATTATTGCTAAATAATTTAATGGATTTTTATAAAGACGAGATTATTCTTAGTAGAATGTTAAAAATAATTACGGGTGAATCAAAAATATCACTACGAATAGTCGATTGGTTTGTTACTAATTATGCCAAGAAAAATTATACTTTATATAATTTTTACGACATTAATAAAAATTTTATTAGATTTAAGGTTTATTTTGATTATAAACTTAAACTTAAAGCTTATAGCAAAAAACGTTTTGACCCTTTTTGTAGATGGGATAGAATTAGCATTCCTTACAAGAATGAAACGTGCATTGAAACTACGATTGGACAGCTTAATTTTTTTAAATGGGCAATTGAAAATAAGATTATTGAATACATTGAAGAAAATTACGACACAATTGAAAAAGATATGAACAATCGAAATAGCACTTCCAAAAGAAAAGAGACTATTACAGATAATTCAAAAACCCGCAAGAAGAGAGAAGAATTGTCAATTTCTGCTACAAAAAGCATTAAGAAGGAAGAAGTTGAAATTGTTGTTCAATTCAAGTAATAAAATATTCATATAATATAATTAAATGAACGACATACAAAAACGTTTTTTATTGTTTTTAATAGGTTGCATTGGAACAAGAAGCTTACTTGTTTATCTTGCGAAAAATGCTAAACACAAATATTTAAAGGCACTGGGATATTTAGCATTGTTGCCTGCGATGGGATTTTTGTATATTTATTTATCCGGTTCAAGAAAAAAAGGTGCCGAAGTTTTTGGAGAGAAAATATGGTGGAATGATTTAAGACCGATACATTCATTATTGTATTTTTTATTTGCGTATAACGCTATTAACGGATGTTCTACATCCTGGATATATTTATTTATTGATGTTATTATCGGTTTGGGTAGTTTTTTATTTTTCCATATCAAAAACAAAAACATTATGAAATTATTTTGATTAAATTTATTGGTAATTGTTTGAAATAATAATGTAAGATAAAAACAACCCGAAGAAATTTTTAGAAAATAAATCTAATATATTATAAAATGTGTTTTTTGCGTAATATGGCATTACGGCTACAACACCATACAATGCCCAGAAAAAGAAAAAATACAAAAATAAATTCCACCCAGAATTATAAAAACTAACATAATTTTCAAATATTATATAATAATAAATTAAAAATGGTATAAACCCTAATGTTACACCTAATAATGTTGGCATTATTTTTTCTTCACCTAAATAACCGAAAAATAACATTAACCAATTAAGTAATACAACCTTTAATATTTTGTCAAAATTATCACTTACAACTGTATATAAATCTAAATGTTTATCTGTTTTGTCCTTTAGATAAATTAAATATACTATTAATGTTATTAACATTGTCGGTGTAGTTATAATCCAATCAATATATCTTTTCGGTGTAACATTTTGAATAGAATTAAAATTGTATACCAACCACGCATAAAATACACCTTCGACTATTTGAACAAATGTTTCTAAAAATAATAATTGGCTTATAATTTTAAGTGTTTCTGGAACACCAACAAATAATGACAACACACCAATTATGCCTGTTATTATTTGAACAATAATCGATAAATTTAAGGTAAAATAAAATTGTTTTTTGTTCATTTATTATTATTAAAGAATATTTAATAATAATTAATAATAATTTAAAATTAACTAAAAATATTCTTTATGGGTAATTCAAATTCATCTCAAAAAATAAATTTCGAAGACGTTCAATATGTTGTAAAAAATACTGAAATGTACGCGTTAATAAATACACTAACAGAAAATGAACAAGACTGTTTAATACCAAATACAATAAATATTAACAAAGAAATTGAATTAATTAATAACTTTATTAAAACCGGGAATAAACAAGTGAAAATAATAATATATGGACGAAATTGCAATGATGAAAAAATATACAGTAAATACAAGCAATTAAATTCATTAGGATTTTATAATGTATATATTTATCCTGGCGGTTTGTTTGAATGGTTGATGTTACAGGACATTTATGGTGTTGATGATTTTCCTACAACCAAAAAAGAATTAGACATTTTAAGATTTAAGCCTCACAAAATATTAAATATTCAATTATTAGAGTATTAATTTTTCGTATTTTATACAAATTGTATTTTATAATGTAATGTAATATAAAGAATGATACAGTGGTTTTTAATCGCAACTTTCCTGTTTAACACGGTTTTGTGTGACACTGAATGTCAGGCAGTTACAACTATAGAGGATAGACGCAGTGATAAAACTAAATTAAGACTGGTTCAATATAATGTGGAATGGTTATTTATTGATTATTATAGTGCTATGGATTGTCCCGGAAATGGTTGCACATGGAAAAATGACTCAGAAGCGGAAACTCATTTATCTTATGTTTCAAAAGTAGTACAAGATTTACAACCAGACATTATTAATTTTTGTGAAGTTGAAGGTTGTGATGAGCTTAATATGTTAAACACTTATGTAAATGATAACACATACAAGTCTTACTTAAAATCAGGAACTGATACAAGCACTGGTCAAAATGTTGGCATGATAACAAGAATAGACCCTATAGTTTCTTTATATAGGACAGAAGATAAATATGATTATCCAATATATGGTTCTATGTGTGGGTACAACGAAAATGGTTCTACAAGCGTTAGTAAACATTACATTACTGAGTTTATAATAAATGATACATTTATTGCTTTTATTGGCACTCATTTTGTCGCAATTCCAACAGATCCGTCAAGATGCGCAAAGAGAGAAGGGCAAGCATCCATTTTACAAAAAGTCATTTATAATTATATTTCAAAAGGATACGAAGTTATATTTATTGGTGACCTAAACGACTTTGATGGAACAGTTTTAGATGTTAATAGCAATAAACCTGTTTCACAAGTTTTAAGTATTCTTAAGGGCGATTTTGGCGAATATAAAGGAAAATATCAATTAAGTAGCGTTGCTGAAAATGTTGAACAATGTGAAAGATACAGCGATTGGTATGATTCAGATAATAACTGCGATACAACATACATTACCGATTATTCTATGATTGACCATGTATTAGTTACAGATGGAATAAAAAAGGTTATTTCAAATGTGTTTTTTTATCATAACTATAAAGAATATTGTGGTAAATATAACTCAGACCATTATCCTATTGTAGTAGATTTGAATATATAAGAAATATACTTTTTGTGTTTTATATATACTCGCAAATTTGAATTATAAATTTGGTATCGTTTTTTATTATTTGAAATGGTTTTCCACATCCATAAATTAATTGATTATTTATATAAAAATCGCACAATTTTTTATC